TCTATATGTTTGATCACAACGAATGGAAAGTCGCAGAGGTCAAATACATTAAATTACCTAGTGGTGATTGGGGCAATCAAGAATTACACGAAGAAGATTTTACACCTCTTTGGGCGTACTTCACCAAACATAATATTGCCGTAGGTGATCAATCATGAAATATTCTTTTAAAGAACGCAGAAAGTTTAAACATATCAGAAGGAACATTTTTGATATACCTACTGGGGAGTTAGATACTCCCCTAACCAACGGGCATGAAGTCTTAGAGTTTTTGATGCAAGTAGCCAATAAACAACGCTACCAATTCAAGGCGAGGGGTAGAGGTAGCCGTAAAGTGTATGGTGATGTCAGAGATTTACCAATAGAACACGCAGAAAAAATAGCACTCTATCATCAAACTAGAGATCATATCGCAGAGAAAGAACACCAAGAGCAAAGACGATCTAGGTCAGCTAGAGAGATTAATTCTCTTTTAGAAAAGATTAAATATGCTATTGAAGATCATAACGAATACTTCGACAACGACTTAGAAATTAATTTAGAGGTCAACACAAATGACAATTGAAACCGATTGTATTGAGAACATGAAACAGTTAATTACTGGCATTATGGTTGATACAGAACACCCAGACGATAGAACACCTCATGCCCTAGGCATGAGATCAGCCGCGATAGAAATGGAGTGGATAGTAAAAGATTACAAGAAACTAAAGAAAAACCAGGGGAAAACATGAAACCAAAAAAGTCAAAAGAAATAATTCGAGGAATTAAGATACCTCAACACTTACAACACTTGCCAAGAAAAAACATTTTAGCTTTGCTGTATTTATTTGGGCGAGTGGTTTAATGATTGAAACCATAGGCTACATCTTCGGAGTAGGATTTTTGATCTGGCTTACCGCCATAACAATTTTTTATTTAATCATCACTAAGTTTTTTACTAAACTTTAAACAAGGCCGTTATGTTGCTTAATTACATCAATATAGATACAATCCGAAAGTGGTGCTTGTTTGATTGGATTAATAATCTTTCTCTACTCTCCTTAAAGTATGTATCTAATGAGTACCACACCTCATGACTGTATTAGGAATCGCAACCATTTGTTTTTATATTTTAGCCTTTATACTTGGCAGACCTAAAGATTAATCCCAGCTTTCTTCTTCTTCTAAATCCGTAGCTTCATCTATCCTTTCTTGCTTTAGATCTTCTTGCTCTAATCTTTCTAGGCTATCAGCCTCATCTTCCATCTGCCCTGGATCCAGAAGACCGTCAGTTTTATTAGCCAGAGCTATATTCCCCATCAGCTGCTCCAGGCGTTTCTCAACCTCCTCCCGACTCATTTGATCAACCTTCCCAAACATAACTTCTTTCCTATCTACCACTAAGCCCCCGACCTTTAACAAACTGTTTTGGGCGGAGATGGCAGCATTAAAAGATCCGGCTTCAAGGGCCTTGTCTCTAATATCATAAAGATCTTGAACAGCCCGATCGTAATTGAGTTCATACTTCTTCTTGGACTCATTCATCAAATAGTTATACTCAGTACGAATCTTGGGATGATTCATGAGCTTATTGGCAGATTGCCGAGCATCCTTATACCCAGCCTTATGAGCGCACTCTACCAGAGACAACCTGGGATTATTAACAGCTTGCCATATAAAGTTTCTTTGTCTTCGATTGAGGGAATTATCTAGGTTAGCGTATTCAATGGGAGCTTCTTCTTCTGGAGCAAGGATGGGTTCATATTCTAGTTTATTTTTTCTATATCCCATATTGTATTAAGCAGTTTAGGTCAGAGTAAATAAATAATACCTACCCCCACTTTATCCTAAAGTGTATTGGGAGGATACCTTACTAGAAATTACTTAGTCAAGATATTTCTTATTTATTATCTATTTATCTCTTTCTCTTGTGACAAAAATGAAAAAAATAAAATAATCCTCAAACCCGCATTCTTATCATGTTTTCTTGCGTCATGCATTTATGACAATAATAGGACAATAATAGATTAGTCATTATCTGGCTTAATTAAAGACGAATAATGCTCATCTTCTGGTATGTCTATGTACTGTTCTAAGATAGTATCAAGCATTTCCATCATCTTATCGTCATTATTCAGATCCTTTTGCAGACTGTACACACAATAACTCAGTGAGGTAAGAATAACATTACGCTTACTTTCTCCTCTGATAGTGTAATTATTGAATAGATTTTCTAAACGAGACACCACCTCAGAAAGAGATGGCCTCTTCATTTTACTTTGAATAGGTACTACTTTTAATGTCATTAATAAACTATAACCTACTTAACAGGCATTTCTCCAATCAAGTGTTCTTTTTTTAGTTCGTTCTCTAGATGCTGCATTAGTATCTCTATTAGCTCCATCTTCTCTGCCCTGGACAAACCATTAAACTGACTCAAAATTAATTGTATGATCTCTGTACTATCCATATTTTTCTCCCTGTAAATAAAAAAGCGGGGGACTGTTTCGCCAAGCTCCCCCGATGCTTATGCAGACTATCCAGCGTAATTGCTGAAAGACACGAATTAGACTATCTGAATTCTATTCCCAAACTCTTCATCATGAAACATACGGACCTCTTCCGCAGGATTATATGAATCGAATGTTAGATTTTCTCTGTGGTATTTTTTGTATGCCTCTACAAGATCAGTTGTCTTCTTATCCGCCAGATCGTTTTCAGCCTGGTCATAAGATAATCTCATTAACATGTACATATCGCTTGTTCTTCCCATTTGTAACTCCTTTAGTTTCTGTATGTAGACATTATATACTTATTAGTCCATAATACAACAAAACACATTTACTTAGGAGAGTAATATGCAAACAACTAAAGAACAGATAGATGCAATCTTAAATGTATCAAGGACCAATGCCGTTAGTAATGAGCAGCTAGAGTATGCTTTGTTTAACCTAAAGGTATCTATAACTGAATTAACCGAGGCAGTTAACAAGATAGAAGAGCTGGCTCAAAACATGAAGGAAGCATCATGAAAATAATGCCAGAAATCTTAGAGAACGAAGAACATGTGATCCTCGGGGATGCTGTCTACTTTCCAGATATGGAACATAACTTCTATCATTCAGTACCAGGGATCTCATCATCAAACATTAGACGGTTTGGTCAGAGTCAGCTTCATGCCTTTGAAGAAGAAAATGAGACTACGCCGGCTATGAAGTTTGGGACCGCAGCTCACTCACTTATTGTTGAAGGAGAAGAGGCCTTTGTTAATGATGTGGTTTGTTTAAGTGGATCTCCATACACTAACGCCAACAAGGAGTTAAAGAAGGAGTATGAGGATAGAGGGCTAACCGTCATTACTGCTAAAGACAAAGACACTCTTTACGGTATGAAAGAGGCCATGCTACCAGAAGGCATTAAACATATATCAGCAAGCCAAGGAGAATATCCTGATGTATTTAACTCTCCATTTGAAAGAGCAATCTTTTGGTGGGAGCAGGATCTATTGTTAAAAGTTAAATCCGATGTAGTCAGATACCCTTTAAACTCTCCACATGAATCCAACTCTATTATCCTTGTTGATTACAAGACTACCGTTGATTGTTCTGTAAAGGGCTTTACATCATCTATTAGAAAGTACCAGTACGATCTACAAGCAGCCTGGTATAAACGAGGGTTTGAAAAGGCTGGCTTTAATGTTGTTGACTTTATATTTGTAGCGCAGGAAAAGAAAAAACCTTTTGCAAGTAAGATCTTTAGAATGAGTCATACCGATATGGATTCTGGATGGCAAAGAATGGAAAGCCTACTAACCGAATACAACGCTGTATTAAACGGTAAGGAAGCAACTATATACAACTCACCAAGTATTGTTGATGTAGATCTAACAACAGGTTGGGACAAATGAAAATACTAAAAAATATACCAATACCACCTAAAGACCAGTTTAAACCTTTGCTTGAAATGGAAATAGGAGACTGTGTTGAATTTACAGACAGAAAAAAATTTAAATCAGCTAGCAGTTATTTATATGCAAATTATTTTAAGATTAGAATAAAAAAAATATCTAAAAAAGATGAGCCTTATTTAGCTAGAATTTGGAGAGTGGAATGAGTAAAGATAAAGCTGTTCACCAACCACCTCACTACACTCAAGGCGGTATTGAATGTATTGATGCAATTAGATCTATGTTAACGCCAGAGGAGTTCAAAGGATATTGCAAAGGTAATGCTATGAAATATATCTGGCGTGAAGCACATAAAGGTACAAGCAAACAAGATCTAGAAAAAGCCGTTGTATATCTGAATTGGGCTATAGAAAATAATGTCCAAAAAACGTGATAACTTCGTTAATACTAAACCTTAGACTGGTTTAAGAAAACTTCACTAGCGGCCTCTCATGAGGTCGTTTTTTTTTAAAACACAAAAAAAAGGGGCATATAGCCCCCTTCTTTATTTTGCACTTAGAACGGAGGTTTCTCCCCAGGTGCAGCTGGTTTCATTTCAGAAGCTTCCATCTTTATGATTTTAGTCTTCAAAGAAGTAACAGCTTGGCCCTCGTTATTAGTCCAGTTATCTTCAAACTGTCTAATACCAACTTTAAGGGTTTTACCAATAAAGTCTTTGGCAAAATCCGGCAGCTGTTTAAATCCACAAACAAGAGCAAGTCTACTAAATATCTCACTTGCTATTCTTTTTGAATCTTCATTAGCAGACCATAAGTTATACCACTCATTATGATCTCGGTAGTTACCGCCATCAATCTGAAATGTTATTTTCTGCGTCCAATTACCGCTGTTAGATTTATATTTCTCAGCAGCAATAATCTTTGCTTCATATTCACCAGTCGGCGCAACCTCTGGACCTTTCGATTCCATTTGTTCCGCATTTTCAAAAAAATCAACGCCGTCAAAATCTGACATTATTTACTCTCCTTATTTTCAACATTCATAGAAAACCCTAATTTTGCAATTAGAGCAGTTAAATCAGGTTTCTCAAACGCCTCTAGCTTACCGCTACGATCTTTGGCTGTGTAGCCTTGACCTATTCGCGTTTGTAACCACCTCGCAGCTATCGCATTACCATCATCATCTTGATCGTCAATAATACGAAGTGCTAAAACCTCATCAAAGAAATACGTTATCGAATCTCCCAGAGGTTTACTTGCCATCTTAGGACCAAAGAAAAATACGCCATCATTATTATCTTTGCCTTCTTTGCAAAGAAATAATACATGCATATCTAGATCCCTAAATGATCTCATTAGACTGGTGACAGCTTCAGCTACATTCTGATAAGCCATTCTCCCGTCTTTGTTTCTACCCTTCTCATGCACCAATAAGATCTCAGAGATCTCTGATACAGAGTCTAAACACACGCTATCGAAGACTAATTCACCAGATTTAAGAGCAGCATAAACCTCTCTCAAATCGTCATAATTACTTACTTCAATAGCCGATACGTTGGGCGCATCTTTAATAGAAAGCAACCCAGCTTCAGCACTTATAACCAAGACTTTGCCTGGCATAGTTTGTGTTGCATAAGTTTTTCCAGCTCCAGCTTGGCCGTACACAAGAAGTTTTGCTCCTTGTTTATTGACAAGTTTGTCTGGTGTTTTTATTTTATCTTTCAAGCTCATATTGTGTACCCTCCTACGGTTTATTTGAAATGAACTTGATTATTGTACACTAAAAAACTACAATGTGTAAATCATACTATTTAGGAGAAGTATATGAGTACAAAAGATGACATCACCTGGCTGGCTAATTATTATTTTAGAGCTAAGTCTATTGCAACCAAAAAACTAAAGGAGTTAAACACTATGGGCGTACAACCAAATCATAAAGACAGGAAAGTGGACCAATACACACTAGCCGGTTACATAAAATTTCTAGGTCATAAAAAAGCCGCAGAAGATTTTAAATGCTCAGAAGCATCTTGTAAATCTTGGAGGTATGGATACAGGCAACCGTCTATAGCGCAAGCTAAACAAATCATACAGGCAACAGAGGGAAGATTAGACTTTGAATCTATTTACGGTTCTATATCTGAAATTTTAGAAAACCAGGAATAGTATGTTCCAACTCAATATTAATGAGGATGATTCTTCCTTAGATATTGCCTTGGCTTATTTTGACGATGGTTACAATGTTGTTCCTTTACAAAGATCTAACAAGAAACCTCCGTCTTTTTTAGGAAGTTGGGAGCAGTATAAGGAGACTAGGCCCTCTAGAGAACTTGTAGAGTCTTGGTTCAAGGATAGAGACAATTTACAGGTCGCATTAGTTTGTGGCAAGTTTGTCGTGGTTGACGCAGACTCTCCTGAAGCTATGGACTGGGTAGAAAGGAACTTACCTGCTTGTCCGTTTAAAGTTATAACTGGTAAAGGTATGCATTACTATTATAACAACCCAGAAAACTACACTACCTTTGCAACAAGAAGGACCAACGAAACTCCTATTGAAAGACTTATAGATATAAGAGGCGTAGGCGGTTTGATTATCGCTCCATACAACCGCCATGCTAACGGTCAAGTCTATAAGCCTGTGATGTTTCCAGATTGGAAAATACATGATTGTGCAGATCTACCGGACTTTACTGAAAAAGAATTCTTACAAATAACAGGCGTACCTAAAGTTGAAAGCAGCGTGCAAACAGCACCCTTCTCTTTGGATGGTGTATTGGAAGGATCTAGAAACGATGGAGCTGCTAGGATTGCTGGATACCTTATATCTAAAAATGTAAACCTAGAGTTTGTAAGAGTATTCCTACAAAACTGGAATAAGAATAACAACCCACCATTACCACAAAAAGAAGTTGATTCTGTAGTAGACAACGTAAAGCGTACTCATGAGCGTAAGAATCAGATAGCTCCGCTCTTTATACAATCAACCGAAAGCATTACACCACCTAAAGATTTATTCTCACCACCAGGCTTACTTAAATGTATGTTTGATTTCTGTGAAGATATAGCTCAAGTGCCGCAACCAGAATTATCTTTAGTCGGCGCATTAGCATTAGCGAGTGTTACCTGTGGAAGATTGTATAGAACCAACATGAATAACTTTTCTAGTATGTACTTTATGGGAGTAGCTAAGTCAGGCCAAGGCAAAGAAAACATCAAGACATTCATAGAATCTATATTAAATGCTTCGGATCATAGCAATTTGATAGTGGGTGATGGTTATACCTCAAGTGGTGCTGTGCATTCTGTGTTGAAAATCAGACCAACACAAATAACCGTGATGGATGAGTTTGGCAAGCGCTTAGAGGCTATCAGCAACGCTGGCAATACAAACAAAGAAGACGGCATACAAACTCTTATGGAAGCGTGGGGTCGCTGTCATGGGACTCTACGACCAGATAACTATTCATTAATGGCTGTTCAAGAACAATTCAAAGAACAGATGATGAACAGGGTTACTCATAAACCAGCCATTACCTTAGTTGGATTGTCAGTACCAAAAAACTTTTATTCAGCTTTAAATGGAGGCAGGATTGCAGACGGGTTTCTTAATAGATTTGTTGTTGTAGAGTCTAATGAACCAAGAAGAGTTGGAGATCTAAAAAGATTCAAAGAACCACCTATAAGCATAGTGAACTGGGTTAATTATATTCGCAGATTAAAAGGCAATTTAACTGATGCTTCTAGAAATAATGCAGAGTTAGATCTAAGCCAAACTGTAATAGAGTTTGATAAAGCGTCAGAAGAACTATTACAAGACTTTGCTAGGGAGATTATAAAACGCCAGGACATATTAGAGAAAGATAACCTAGAGCCTTTGCTTAGTAG